AGAGAAAAAATCAGAGGTCGTCGGACCCGGACAGGTTCAGGGCGTACGTATTCAGCTGTCGTAGTTCCACTGAGTAGTGGTGGTTCAGAGCTGATAAGTTGCATAGAAGGTGAAGCCACAGAAGAGCGGTATATTCCGGAAGAGCTGTTATGTCGATTTCGAAAGAATCCCCTTCTTTACAGACACATGGTGTCGGCTGCGGAACTTGGGCGACTCGGCAGAACGCATGTAGGTCAGATATACATCTCTTCAAGGCAGTGGGTGAAGTGTAGTCAACTACAGCAATGTAAATGATAGTTCTCATGATTCAAATGGTATTAAGTGGTGAAACAATCGCCGCAAAGATAACGAATTTTCCAACTTAAAACTGATAAACACTATGGAAACAAGGACAATGACAACAGTGACAACGAACGTAATGGCGCCGGAGGCTGTGCTGCCGACGGAGCGAGAGCAGAAGCGACGCATCGCCGCGACGCGGGAGGACATCGACTTCCTGGCGGACGTGTTCCAATGCACACGGAGGATGGTGCAGGGGGCTATCTCGTTTGAGCGCGACAGCGACCTGGCACGACGCATCAGGAAGGCTGCCCGCCAGCACGGGTGCGTGGAGGTCAGGGAACTGCCGGTGGTGGAGACGCTGCACGACGCCAATGGCTGCATGGTGCAGACGCTGGACAACGGGGTGCTGCTGGTCTTCAGCAAGCAGTTCGGGTGGTGTCGGGTCTACGCCGGCGAGCACCTGGTGCGCCAGTACGAGGGCGTCCTAGTGAGCGACATCGAGGCCATACAGCAGTGGGCCGGGAGTCTGAACATGAAGCACGTGACGGCATGACGAGGAGCGCACGCAATATGGAGTATTACGAGGGAAGATGGTGCATCACGATGCACGAGCTCGTAGAAGGCGGAGTGATGAGCGAGGCCAACTACAAGCGCATGGCGCGTGAGAACCGACTGAAGATAGCGCGTCCGGGCAAGGGCCCGGGCAACTACGCTCTCGTGACCGTGGAGTCGCTGCCGGACCGCTTCAAGGAGCGGGTCTACAGGGCTTATCCACAGGGGGACCGCCAGATGCTGGACAGCTGGGTGCGCTCGAACTACGAGCTGGACCAGGGGGCGGTGGTCTTCTTCAACGACCTGGAGCGCACGGGCGTGGGTCTGAGCGAGGAGCGGAAGCATGAGTATATTGTGAACGCTTCGGTCCTGAACTGCTGCATCAAACTGCATGACAACGGGGTCTTGATCAATAAGCTGATGGGCCGCGGGTATGACTGGGAGATGATGGCGGCGACGATCGAGAGCCTGCGCCGACAGGTGGGGCACACGCTGCCGACCTCGACGCTGCGGTTCAGGAAGAAGGTGGCCGAGTACCGACGGGAGGGCTACGGATGCCTAATCAGCGGTAAGTTCGGCAACCAGTCGGCGCGAAAGGTGAACCTAAAGGCGGAGCAGTTGATATTGTCGATAGCCGTCTTGCCGAACCGACCGACGGTGCCGCAGGTGGTGGAGCTGTATAATCAGTTCGTGTGCGGGGAGCTGGACATCTACGACCCGCAGACGGGGGAGCTGTTCCAGCCGAAGGACTTCGAGACGGCCGAGGGTGAACCTCTGGTCTTGAGCGAGTCGACGGTGACGAACTACCTGACGAAGCCGAAGAACCGCGTCCTGATTGAGCAGCGGCTGAATACGTTCACGACCTTCATGCACGAGTCGATGCCGCACATGCACCGACACGCTCCGGAGTTCTCGCTGTCGAAGGTGACGTTCGACGACCGTGACCTGCCGCGTAAGCTGCGGGACACGAAGGCACGACCGAAGGCCTACTACGCCTACGACGTGGCGAGTCAGTGCTGCATCGGCTACGCCTACAACAGGAAGAAGAACGTGGACCTGGTGGTGGAGATGTTCCGCAACATGTTCCGATTGATCGACCGCATGGGTTGGGGCTGCCCGGCCGAGGTGGAGGTGGAGAATCACTTGATGAGCCAATGGCGAGAGAGCTTCCTGAAGGCGGGGACGATGTTCCCCTTCGTCCACTTCTGCGCGCCGATGAACTCGCAGGAGAAGACGGCCGAGGCCTTCAACGGCGCCAAGAAGCGCAGCGTGGAGCACAGGAACCACGTGGGCGTGGGTCGTTTCTACGCTAAGAAGTCGCGCTACCGGACGGAGAGTCAGAAGGTCTTCGACGAGGAGAATGACCGCTATGAGGACTATGAGTATTACAGCTGGGAGCAACTCATCGCTGAGGACATCGAGGACATACGCCAGTACAATAGGGCGCTACACACGAACCAGAAGAAGTATCCGGGCATGACGCGATGGGACGTCCTGGTGGCGAATCTGAACCCGGCACTGCAGCCGCTGAACAAGGCTATCATGGCTAAGTACATCGGGGACCATGTGGAGACGTCGGTCCGAAGGAACAGCTACTGCAGGGTGGAGTACACGGACTGGTGGCTGAGCAGCACGAAGGTGCTGGAACGGCTGGCGCCGAACAACTACAAGGTGGACGCCTACCTGCTGCGTAGCGACACGGGCGAGGTTGAGGAGGTCTATATCTACCAGAATGACCAGCTGGTGGACCGCCTGCAGAACGTGGGGACGTACAACACGGCTGCGGCGGAGGCTACGGAGCGGGACCGAGAGGTGTTCGTGGAGCAGCGCAAGAAGGTGTCGGAGTTCACGGGCTATGTCAGCGAGCACGCGATACAGCGGGTGGGCATCGCCGAGAAGCCGCGGGTGCCGCTGCCGAGCGAGCCGCCGGGACTGACCCACGAGGGGGAACGCCGGGCGCTGATGGTGGAGGTGACGACCACCGAGGAGCGCGATGCGGCGGAGCTGGAAGAGTGGCTGATGCCGACGCCGGCGAACACGGGGGCTCGAGCCTTGGATTCTATTTAGAACGGATAACCGATGATAAGAAAACACTAAAAAGCTATTGCTATGATTACAGCAGAGATTCAACAGAAGATTCTCAGCGCGATTGAATCGAATCGCGCCAACTACCCGAGCGATGCGAAGCACGCTGCCTCACTGGGTATCAGTACGAGCGTGTATAGTGCGCTGCGCAACGGTAAGACGGAGCGCATGATGAGCGACGCGATGTGGGTGACCGTGGCTCGCAAGTTGGGGGTAAACCTCCGAGGCGAGATGGAGTGGCGTCCGGCCAAGACGGAGACCTTTGAGTTCGTGACGACGCAGCTGGCGGCCTGTCAGGAGAGCGGACTGAGTGCTATCCTCTGCGACCTGCCGAACATCGGGAAGACCTACACGGCGCGTCAGTATGTGTCGAGGAACGCCAACGCGGTGTATGTGGACTGCTCGCAGGTGAAGACGCGATGCAAGTTGATCCGCAAGATTGCGACGGAGTTCGGCGTGGACAGCAAGGGGGCGTACAGCGAGGTGTATGACAATCTGGTCTACTATCTGCGCTACATCGACCACCCGATGATTATCCTGGACGAGGCGGGAGACCTGCAGAATGAGGCCTTCCTGGAACTGAAGGCGCTGTGGAACGCTACGGAGCGGTGCTGTGCCTGGTATATGATGGGGGCGGACGGGCTGAAGGAGAAGATCAATCGCTCGATAGAGTACAAGCGCGTGGGCTACACGGAGATGCTGAGCCGATACGGCGACCGTTATAGCCGTGTGACGCCGGAGGACGGCAAGGAGCGTGAGAAGTTCTTGATGCGCTAGGCGGTGGCCGTGGCGCGGGTGAACGCTCCGGAGGGGACTGACGTGGCTGCCCTGGCGCGTAAGACGGCCGGCGGGCTGCGACGGGTGTACACTGAGATTGAGAAACTGAAAAGACAATAAGGCTATGAGCAAGAGACAAGTTCAAAAGAAAAGTGTTGGTCGTAGATACGGTCGCACAATAAGGCTAAAGATTGAATTATCTGAACCACAAGCATTGCATTGTGACAGCTACGACAGGGACGGCGGAGTGTTAAGACTAAGCCTGGATATTCCACTCCGGAGACTTCAGATTCCTCATCAGGGGTATAGTAAAACGATTCTTCGGACCAACATTGACTTGGAACGAACCCCTGAACACACTGAGAGAGAAAGAAGTCAGCGACCTGACGTAAATCCTTACTATCAGCGCTGTCTTGAGCTATTGTAACTTTGGCGATAAGCGTCATCATACGATTTAAATTTAGTGTGAAAAACATTTACGGCAAATATAAGCGAAATAATGAAAAGAGCATACAGTCCGAAGGACATACTGAGGAAAAACTACAAAACGATACCGTGGGACGGGGAATGGAAGCAGTGCTTCGGGGAACCGGAACGTAACGAGGTGTGGTTCATCAGCGGGGCGTCAGCCTCGGGCAAGAGCAGCTTCACGATGCAACTGGCCAAGAAGCTATGCGAGTACGGCGTGGTGCTGTACATGAGTTATGAGGAACTGACGAGCCAGTCGTTCCAAGCGCGCCTGGAGCGCTTCCACATGGGCGAGCGTCAGGGGCGGTTCCGAGTGGTAGACTCGGACACCTACGAGGAGCTGGTGGAGCGCCTTAAGCGGCCGAAGGGGCCGAGCTTCGTCATCGTGGATAGCTTCCAGCACTCGAAGTTCAGCTATGAGCAGGCCGAGGAATTGCACCGCCTGTTCCCCCACAAGAGTTTCATCTATATCTCGCAGGAGTCGAAGGGCCGACCCATGGGCAAGCCTGCGGAGCGCCTGAAGTACCTGGCGGGCGTGAAGATTCGCGTCATCGGCTATGAGGCCTTCTGCCAGGGACGATTCATCCCGGAGCCGGGCGTGAGGTTCACGGTCTGGAACGAGGGGGTGCTGAAGGTGACGAATAACCTGCCGGTGCGGCCTAGTAATACGAACTCTCAAGAACCGGAGCCATGAGTAATATCGAACAATTTATCGACCTGCGCCCGACGGACCACCTGCGGCCGGGGCACATGACGGAGTACATTGAGGCTCACGAGTATGAGTGCCCACGCTGCCACAAGACGGGGCGGGTGCTGACGGAGGACATGGAGGGCGTACACAGCCAGCGCTGTCCTCTGTGCCAGGGGACGGGACGCCTGATGGCAGAGATCCGGATTACATGGCTGCCGGAAGAACTGGTATAACCTACTTTATCCACTAACAATAAACACTCAAAACACTATGGAGAAAAATGAACAAGAGGTGCATGACTTCGGGCGATTCTTTTCGCTGCTGCACCAACTGAGTTTACAGCCCCACACGGGAGACCCCGAGGACATCAAGCGGGACCTGGTGGAGCGCTTCACCCTGGGGAGGACGAAGAGCCTGAAGGAGATGAAGCTGAAGGAGTACCAACTGATGTGCCGCACGATGGAGAGCATGTTGGTCAACGAGATTGATCGTCGCAAGGAACGGAGCCGCGTGCTGAATCAGATGCAGCGCATGGGTATCGACACGACGGACTGGACGCGGGTGAACGCCTTCTGTGAGGACGCTCGTATCGCGGGGAAGCCCTTCGGGAAGTTGACGGTGCAGGAACTGGTGAAGCTGCGCGTGAAGCTCTACATGATTGAGCGGCACGGCGGGCTGGACAAGGTGACGAAGCAGGTGGGCGCCGAGGCGCTCGAGGCTATGAAGTAAGAACTAGATTATAACCCTATTAAAATTCAATTAAAATGACAGACGAAAGAAAGAGAGTCGT